CGCAATGCTGCCGTTTTCTACTGTGTACGTTCCGCTGATCCGATCCGTTTCAAACCAGTTCCGCAGAACCCCGCACAATTCGGTTAGCATTGCGCTGCCGCCTCCTTACTTCGCCGTTACCGTCGCGTTTCCGGCCTTCTGCGCTTTATAGGTCGCATCAGCCTCAACAACAGTGATCTTTTTGCCCGTCGCTGCCGTGATATCGGACTTGCCGTCCCACGTCTGCCACGGTCTGACGTTCTGGCCGTAGGTGACGGTCTCAGCCGAATCGCCTACCTTGTACTTGTAGACGTTGCCGCTTGCTTCCTTCGCGGGCGTTACCGTGATCTTCGTGTCACCTGTCGCCGTGCCCGCCGCAGAGGTAACCGTTAGCGTGCCGAGCGACGGGGTCTCGTCAATGTCAGCAACGGCAATGCCGTCCTGATACTCCGCGAACAGGGTCATGCCCATGATCGCAAAGGACTCGGAGACCGCAGTGGAGTAGTTGCCCTGCACATGGAAACCGACAAGGTTGGTTTCTCCGTCGGTTCTGTAGTCGAGCCCGGCACGGGCGAAATCGCTGTCAGCTGGATCGATATAGTACAGAACGATGTTTTCAACCGGCGTCGCGATCACGCGGCCGCGCTTGATCTCATCGTCGGACAGCAGGAAAACCGTGCTGTAGCCCATGAAATTCTTGATGTACTGGAATCCAAACTCGGTCTGAATGGTGATGTCTGCGCCACCGAGGTAATCGTACAGATCCATCACGTTCACGAAGCCAACAACGTTGGTCGCGGTGCGGTGCATCTGCTTGAACTTGTTGATAACAGCGCCCTTCGCCATTGCAAGCGCACGCTGCCAGTTGGTTTCGCTGACAGTCAGCAGGCCGGTATTCAGGTAATCGTAGAACCGGTTCGTGACGTTGGTCTGAAGCTCATACAGGAAAGCTTCATCGGTCATCGCGACTGCGACATCATAGCCGTATTCCTTGATTGCCTCGATGGAGACCGCCTTCGCGTACTTTTCGACGTTGATGTTCGCATAGTCCTTCTCGATGACAGTCGCCTTGGAGTAGGGGATTTCTTCGCCCTCACCGACGCTCTGCGCGAGCGTCACGCTTGCGGTCTTGGATTTCAGGACGGTGCCCGGCTGCTTTTTGATGGGGCGCATAATGCCGAGAATGTCGCGGAGGTGCTGCCAGTTCCGCGCAAAGCGGGTTACAAAATCGATTTCACGAGCGGTTACCTGAACGTCGCTCGTCATGGTCAGGTTGTTTTTTGCTGCCATATTATTCTTCCTTTCCGAACAAATTGAGATTTGCGGCAATTGCTGCCTGCCGTTCAGACGCGTCCCTGATTTTGAAGATGTCGTCCCGGCTCATAGCGCCGCCGTTGTTTGCGGGCGGGTCTTTGGTGTCCGCGCCCTTCTGCTTGGTGGTAACAACGAAGTCCGCCCACTCTTCCTTGATGGACTTCTTCAAATCATCGGCGTTCTTGATCTTGCCGTCTTCCAATTCAACCGTAGAAAGATCGGTGACCTTCAAAACCGAATCAATTCGTTTTTCGCTGATACCCACAGACTTCAAAAGTTCCCGATACGCGGATTCCTTCGCGCTCTTGGTTTCCTTCTGCATCTGCTCTCTTTTGTAGTCGTCAAATTCCTTTTTGACTTTGTCGTGCTTATCCTTCCAGCCATCGTCGCCTTTGGCTTTCAGGTTTTCAAGCTCCGCCTGTACTCCGGGGAGCTTTTCAGCGTCTGCCTTATACCGCGCAAGGTCGGTTTTCAGCCCGTCTACGGTATCGGTGTGTGCCTCAATGATCGTATCCATCTGCTCTTCCGTCAGCCCCATGCCCTTCAGGAGCTTTCGCGTCAGTGCCATGTTCGTTCTCCTTTCCTTTGGCCGCAATTCTTCGCGGGCGAACGTATAATTTTACGTTCCAATTCTACCATGCAAAA